AATTTCCGACAACACCGTCACCGTCGACGTGGCCGCGCAAATCGCGTCGACGCCATCGGCCCGAATCAGCTCGATGTCGAAGTAATAATCGCGGGCCGTCACGCCAGCGGTTGAAAGCGCTGTCGACGATAGCCGAATCCACACCGAACTGGCCGCGGCGTCGATTTCAAGCGTGCCGTCGTCGGTGTGCAGGCTGAGGACCGCCGCAGATCCGAATGCGCGCTTGATGTCCATCCGCGCCCCGGTGTAATCTGAGAGGTCTTTCGGTGCATACCACTTCAGCGCGCCGGAATTGACGGCATGCGCACGCGCAGCACCTAGGGTGCTGACCTCGATCAAATCAACTGTGATAGAGTCAATGAGAGAGGTCCGTGTTGCCCCTCTGTCGTTCAGGTCTGTAAGCCCTTTTGCATCAACCACAGATGTCCGCCAGCCATCCAGTAAGCCGTGCGCTGATTGCGTCACGATCCTTGCTGGAGCAGACCGATCGATGGTGGCGATCGGTGCAAAGACAATCTCGTCTGTCTCGATGCGAATCTGAATGTCGGCGGAAGCCCCGAGGCGCATTGACGGCAGATTTAAGGTCCTCAAACTCATAATCTGACGTGCTCCTTTACCCATACCACAGCCGCCCAAACAGTAGAAACCAGCGCTGCCAAACTAGTGACAAACACCGCGATGATCTTCGAGGCCTTCCACAGGGCGATCAATTCGTGCAATGCCGGGGCAACCTGCTTTCCATCCTCGATATGGTCACGGATTATGTCGCGCAGCTCGTCCAATTTCTGGTGTATCCGATCGCGCTCGCTTTCCGATAAATTCGCCTTACGACGGTCTTCGGGTAAATCCGCCTTGTGACTGGCTTCGAGCATACCCAACAGGTTATCCCCACTTTCAACCATGTTCAGATGCCCCCGTAGCCTGTTGTACGCACCTTACTCTTATACCGCTCCTTTTCTTCCCTGGCGAAGGTGCAATACCGTTCAAAAATGCGCTTGTATTCTTCAGCCTTTTGCGCATCGAAAGCGTCCGTATCCTGTTTTGAATAGGCGAGGTATTTCATCCAGTTAATCAGATGAATGTGATGATAATCTTCGATATCCTCGAACGCTTGCTCAAAATCCGTAATGGGTGAAAACGGCATCCGGTGGATGATGAGATTGGCCGTATCATCAATCAGCGGCACTTTCAACCAACGTATCGTGTCGCGCTGCATGCCAATGACCCCGTAACGCACCGGGCCGGGTTGAGAATCCAATTTCAAAGACTGAAACTGACCGTAATCAAAAACGCTCACACTCAACTTGTTCAAATCGGTGTAGTTGACAATCTGAATGATTCCGCCATCAGATTCGCGTTGAGCCTGGTTGATTCGCAAGATGCTGGGATGTAATTTGCCAACTGCATCCCCTGCAACGATCGGAACTCGCGTCGCCGGAGAGGTAAAATCGGGAATGCCACCCGTCAACCGGACAAACATGAAGTAGGCGTCGCTGATATAGAGAAGAACTTCCTCCTTCGACCAGAGCTTCGTCGGGCCGCTATCGGCTACATCGCGCCGAAAGTGGTCGGATAGCTCTTGAGCAATCATTACTCAGCGCCCTTTTCTTCACGGTACGCGCGCCAGAGGTCTTCAACCTCCTTCTTGCTCACTTCGAAATCAACGATGTTCGCCAGGGCCGTCAACGACGGCAGACCTTGACCGGTGAAGTCACGACGGTGATTGCGCTCCTCAAGCAATGCGAATGCGGCGCAAAGTTGTTCGCGACGTTCTTCTCCACTGAGGGGCAAGGGTTCCATTTTCACCGGGTCGAGTAAATCAATCCTACTTTCGCTATCGACGGGAATAGCGCCGATCTGCATGACTTCGCGGCGACACTCCGGTGGCACGTAGGTGGGCTCCCCTTTTACGAAACTGATGATGTGCCCCATACGGCTCGAATGGGTGTGAGTGCGATGAAGTATGAAATGCGCCATTAATGAAATCTCCAAATGAAGAAAAAACGGGGTCGTGTGACCCCGTCATGTCACTTAGGTCGTAATGACCTCGTTGCCTCGACCATCAATGGTGTACATCACACGCAAACGCACCTTGCCTGCGGTGGCGGTCGCCGTCATACCTGCCAGGGTGATACGGATGTTGGCACCCGCGTTGCACAATAGTGGTGAAGTCAGCAGCAGTGCTGTACGGGCGTTGGCAGCCGCCGCGTCGATGTCGTAGGCCGAAAGTAGGGCAGCAGTATTACCTGCGATACCCACGTTCAGCGTAGCGCCAGCACCGATGCCAACATACGCCGTCTCGACAATGAGTTCTCCGCCGACAATGACTGCCCCGCGCGGCATGTTGATGGCGTCGAAAACGACCGCAGTGCCTGCGGTCAGATTGGGTTCGCTCGGATCGGCAGTGTTTGCTACGATGGAGCCGAAAGTCACCTTGGCACCGGAAACAGAATCGACAACCCAGTCGTTCCAGTTCCAGACGAACTCAGCGTACAAGGGCCATTGGGCACTACGTGTGGCAGTGGTCTTCATGATGCCTCCTTATTGAGCGACGTAGATCGACAACACCGAAAAATCTTCCGTCGTGCCGCCGCTGTACTGGGAATAGAACTGCGGCTTCTTGAAACCGAGAATCTTCCCGGTCGAGATGCCCTGCTGGTTCTCGTAGTCAAAACCCTTCTCGACCCACTCCGGATTGCCAATGTCGGCCATGCCCATCGCCTGCGCACCACAGAAGAGAATTTGGCAGCCATCGACAGTACCGGTCGCTCCAAATTTGCTGCCGGAGGGAGCCAGGCGCGTGTTCGGCACGTGACGAAACTCGTGCAGAACGATGCCGTCGATCTTGACCGACGTTCCGGTGAAGAGGTTATTGTCGTCGCCACGCGTGACGGCATACCGCAGGTTCTGCAGATACGTGTCGTCGAGCTTCAGCTTCGCCATGGCGGTTGGTGACAGGAAAGCGTGATACACCTCTTCCCCACCCTTGCTTTTGATGCCCCGCAGGTAGTTATCCTTGGCGTAGGCCTTAGCCTGGACGAACATGCCCCAAGTCGGCGTGTCGGAGGTCGTCACACTGGATGAACCCGTGCCCCAGGAGAGCACTTTGTTGGTCGCACCGTCCCAACGCGCGTAGCGCTTGGCGGACGGTGGTGTAACGTCGGCGTTGAACTCGAGGTAGGGCAAGTCAGACCCGACGCGAACGCCGCCGGAATTTCGCTTGCTGTAATCGATACCGGCCAGGGTCAGAAAGGCGAGCTGATCGATGCGGTCACTGAGCCAGTAGGCCAGTTTGTCTCGACTCTCTTCACGGAACGAAACAACCGATTTTTGATCGGCCATGCGACCTTCGTGGCGGTTGGCGTGGCGAAGCTGATCAAGTCGAATGACTTGATCGAATGACTTCATTGCCTCTTCGTTACCTTCCAGCGTGCGATCGCCCGCGATACCGTCCCCTTCGAGGTCGGTCAGAAGGGTAATCACCGCACGCGCGCCTTTTTCAGACTTCTTCAGTTCGGTGATGTGCTGAATCATCGAATTCGAGTCCCTGCCCAGGAACGAATTGATGAAGGACTGATTGCGAGCCTGCGCCCAGAGATCCCTGGACCAGGTAGTTTTTTGCTCAGAAGTGAGCGATGCAAAATTGGTATACAAAGTGGGATGCTCCTGTCGTATTCGCATAAGAGTCTGTAAGACTCACCGGCACAAAATCGCTGTGCTATGCGCTCGTCCATGTCGCTGACGAAGTTGCGAATACGACTTTTCACGGAGTCGACCCGAATGACAGACTACTATCCGTCTGTCATGGATTTGTCACTATGCTAAAAGTCTATCAGAGAGTGTAAGATACTGCAAGTAAGTTTTGCAAAAATAAAGGGTGAATTATCGGTTTCCTAAGAATGTCTCGCTCTGAATACGGATACTGATGCGGTGAATACGGATAACTGTTTTTTAAGCGCTCACCGGCAACATGACTCTCTTTTAGATCTTGTTGCCCGATTAACTCGGCTGGCAAATTTGGCGCAACCACCTTGTTCACCGATTCACGAATTTGCCCCCACTGTTCTGGTGTTGGCGCATCACTGATGGCAAAGGTCACCCCTTTGAGCCAATGACAGAATTGTTCAGACGTCATTATTCCTCCCCTTCAAATGTTTCAATTCGTTCGCGCAAAACGCGAGAGTAGACAGCCATAGCAGCCTGCTGACGAACCAACAACTGGCGCTCTCTTGGAGGCAAAGTTCTGAAAACGGCGTTGTGAAATATGAAATCGCGCAACTTTTCGAGCTTTTCGTCAAGTTCGCTTTTTTCTTCCACCACTCGCTGCTGATAAGGGGGCTGGCTCATACGTAATCCCCCCTCATCTGCGCCTTGGTTTTCTCCGGCAGAGCGCCGAACTCCTCGTAAGTCATATCGTCGACAGCGGGGAGCTTGCCGGTCTGCCCAAACTTGTCACTGTCTGCTCCCACCATGCGCGTACTTGCCGGCTGACGGCGAGCGGCGTCGAGATTCTTCGCTACCGCAGCTTCCTTGCGACCTTTCACCGGTGCGCCGAGGGGCGCACCCTTCTCTGCAACAGGTGAAACACTGCGGTGGCGCATTACGTATTTCACCGCTTCAGCCAACGCCTTTGACGGCGACATGCGCTGGCGAGCAATCAGGCCCGCTTGCTTATCATTGATGTCGTCAACCAGGTCCTGATCGAATTCCTCGCTGTTTTCGTCCAGCGCCGGGTACTGCTCAATGATTCGCTCGACAGTAAGCTCCATCCGCATCGCTTCAAGAGCCGTCGACTTGTCCGCTGCGGACACGTCCTTTGCCTGAGCGATGGCGATCTGCCGGTTCAACCGGTCAGCTTGCTCCGACAGTGCTGCCGCTTTATCCTCCTCGCCAAGAAGCAGTGCCTTACGCTCCTGCGCGCGCAACTCACGCACATCTCGCTCGGCCTTTTCGATATCGAGGTTGCGCTGGATCTGCCCCTGCGCCGCGTCGATTTCAGCCAGGCGGCGCTCCGCCGCTTCGGCACGTGCCCGTTCCTTGGCCACTGCGGAATCGAAGCGAGCCTTCGGAATCTTCACCTCGTCGTCGACCTTTTCCCGCTTGGCAAACTTTCCGTCAGAAGACCGAGGTCTAACGACCTCTTCATTGCTCTTCTCAGCCTCTTCATCGCTCCGGTCGGACTCTGCCGT